TGTATCTTATCACCTTGTACTGTAGCACTCGATATTACATATAGTATATTAGGCAGGTTCTCTGAGTGAACAAACATCTGTCCTAAAACATCATGTCCGACTAACTTATCTATACCTTTATCAATGTATGATGGTATATGTATAGTTAATGCCTCTGCTCTAGTCTTCTCCGTTAAGTCACCTAGATTAGCTTCCATCTCAAAGAGCTGAGCATATCCACCACTAATACTACCAAAGTATACCTTGTTACCTAACGCCTTAGCATCCATATGTGGAGCATAGTTGTAGTTAGATATAATAGATATAGAAGCAGTACTAGGGCCAAATATGGCTCCGCCTGAACTTACTGATAGCTGTGCTTCATCTGCAAATACTAATAAAGCATCCTCTGTAGCAACTGCATGTCTAAGAGACACAACATCTGTAGTTGCAACCTTAAGGTCAATAGGGCCATCTTCTAGAATACTTTGTACAGTTTCTAAATAGAAGTTACCGTAATCACCTGTCCTAGACATAACAATATTATCTCCGGCAATAAATCCTAATCTATTCTTATAAAAGAATAAGTTAGTAATAGCCTTACCAACAAAGCTTGGGTCTGTATTTGTTTCTTCATCCCCTACTTTTCTATCTTCCCATTCAGACACTCCTGTTAAGGATAGCCCGTCTGTTGAAACTCCTTGGTATGTGCCAACTACAAAGTTCCTAGTACCTATATCTCCTAACGCATATAATACGTGAGGCATAGAGGTGTAGTCAAACCCTATAGGTATAGCAGGAGCCGGACATTCCGTCCAAGTAAAGTTAGTCCCATCATACTGTAAGTAGTAGTCGTCCTCTGAGATAGCAGAACCACCTGTAACTCTTACAATAAATCCATCTAATACTGAAGGTAATGCTGCGGGTAAATCAGAAGAAGCTTGTACTGTCTTCCAAACACCTAAGGAAGCTAGGCTACCATTAGTGTCTTCCCATAGCCATTCAGACGATACTGTTTTAGAATATACAAATGAACTATTAGCTACATTAATCCAAGAGGCTTCTAGTGTAGCAAACTTAGCTGCTATTTTATAAGCAGTAAGTATATCAGGGTCAGTTTCTCCCGGTCTTGTATCCTTACTAGCTACAACAGTACGTTTAACACCATCTTCTAGTGAGTATGTGAACCCTTCTAGTAGAGTACCTGTGTCCTCTGCTACTGTCTTCTGTGCAATAACTACTTGAGTAGTCATCTTAATCCAATAGAAAGCCCAGTCCTCATAATTAGCTAAAGGAAAGGCGTTGTTAGTAGCATTCTGTGTTACTACTACTGTACTATTTACAATAAATGTATGGTCTCCAACTGTCAATGCTTCAAAAGCATCTTTAGCTAGAACACCTACAGGTAATTGAAAATATGTATCTGTTCCTGTCCAAGTTATACTTACATCATTAGCATTATATACATACCAAGTTCCTAAGGCATCTCCCGGAATTATCATAATATACTGCTCCGTACCTACACCTCTATCGTATGAGTAGGTAAAGGCATGTGGGATACTTCCTATGGATAGTCCATCATTCTTATAGATAGGGTTACGTCTTAGAAGACCTCTTGTTACAGATGGCATACAGTTAAGCATTTCTTCTACTTGGCTCTCATGTCTACCTTCTTGGTATTGTTGTGTAACACCCATTGCTATTGACTCTAAACTATGGTTTATTAATGCTTGTGGCATAAGTTACCTCCTACCTTTAGTTCCATATAATCCTGCCTGTAAATATCCACTATGAGTTCTAGTTGAAACTCTTGAGTTCTGAATATTATAAGACTGTGTCTGTAGTTGTCTACGCTGTAGCCTTATAAAGGTCTCTTGTTCTGCGTTAGTTGTTGTCTGCGTTAAGTCAGGGGCCCCAACTACGTACTCTTGAAACTTCCTAGAAGCTCTTGCTGAAATATATTCATAAGCTTCTGCAGGTAGTGTAGGATAATCAACTAGCCATACTACATCTGCCTCTATATAAGTAGGTACAATAATGAATGTCTGTTTCTCTATATCATATATCTTACCGGCCTTATCTATATATCTATTATCATTATAAGTATCCACTCTAAGCGTGTTAGGTGGTAATGCTATAACATTATTAACATCCTTATATAACCTAAAGTTATAGTCTAGATTAAAATACCAACCAATAGCTTGTACTTCAACCATAGTCTCTGAGACAATTCTACTTGCTGTTTCTCCATCTGTTCCTAATGCTAGGGACTCAATGAGGGTTCCCTCAGGATATGGTACCTCTCCGATTGCTCTTAAGCATCTGTTTATCATATTAAGCTTAGTCTTTGAATAGACCGTACCATCTGCGAAAATTGTATCTGCCATTGGTGGCTCCTTTATATTAAATTTAAAACACTATAAACCCTCCCGAAGGAGAGTCTAACTGTCTTAGTCAGAGTTGAGTATAATCAATCCTGTTGAGTTCAAGGCACCCATACCCATCGCATAGTACGATGTTAACTGGTGACCTAGTCTACGGAAGTCATAGTTAGCTTCAGACTTTAAGTCCATCGCTTTAACAACTCCATATACACCCTTGTCATACATTAAGCCAATAAGCTTAAGTGCATTAATACCTGAGTTTAGAGACTGGTCTGTTTTGTCAAGGTGGTTAGTCCATCCAAGGCTGAACCCTGCAACGTTTCTAACTTTACCTGTATCAATACCACCGTTAGTAGTAGTATAGTCTTGGTTTACACCTCTAGTAGATTGAACTACGTTGTAGTAATCTGCAGGTGCTACGAATACAACAGGCTCACCTGAAATATCTCTCTCATTAAGAGTAGAACGTGCTACGAATAGCCCTTCAACAATAGCATTACCTTTAGCTTCTGCTGTAGTTGCTGCTAGATAACCAGTTGCTACTACAACTGCTGCTGCAAGTTGTCCATTAGTCTCAGGTGTCTTAGAACCTGTTTCGTGTGTAATACCATAGAATACGTCCTTATCAATTTTAATTGAAAGTACTTCACCTGACTGTGCTGACATCTCAGAACGTAGGTCATACTGTGCTAACTTGTTATCCAAGTCATCAGAGAAGTGAGAGTGTACATAACGAGTATCGACTGTGATAGTAATTTCATCATTCGCCAATAGTCTGTTAACTACTTCTTCACCTCTAACGTGAGTCTGAATATCAGCCTCTACCGCTTTACCTGTTACGATAAACTGTGATGTCTTACCACCTGAAATCTCACGTACTTTTACTGTACCGAGTGCAACGTTCTTCTCTCTGAACGCTTTAATTACTTCGTTTGTATACAATTTGAGGGCTGTTACCCTTGCTGCATCTTTGTTATGCAACGCTGCTGTTACTGCTGCCATTATTTATTCCTTATGAATTATATTATAGTTGTAGTTTCCTACTCATCGTGTGTATTGTCAAATTAATTTGAGTTATCCATCTGTAATCTCCTTAGAGATTTAAAATAAGGGCTCGTATAAGGTAGCAGTCAAAGGAGACGAAATCCTACTACCTCATACCAACCCTTAAGGTTGGTGTATTACTAACTAAAGTCTTTAGACTTAGATAGTTTAGCTTCTACAGCTTGTGTATATGACCTGTCTGTGCCATAACGCTTATCAGACATGTCAGCTTGTAGTTCATGTTGGCTTGCATAGCCTTTAGTCACTACAGTTTGTGCTTGGTTCGTGTGTACTACATCACTAGATATTTCATCACCCCCTTGTGAGCCTTTGTACTGAGAGTATAAGTCTTTAAGTATAGCTTGTTTACCATACTTACTAGCCTTGGCTAACTCTTGTGCATACTCTGAGATTTTAGTCTCTTCCAATGCTCCTTTAGCCCACTCTTCCATTGCAGTAAATTCTTCAACTCCTCCAATGACTGATACTAACTCGTCAACAGACTTCTTGCTTTTGTACGCTTCAAACTCCATTCGGTCATCGGCCTCTGCTTTGTCGATGCCTTTCTCAGCGAGTTCTTTGTAAGACTCATCAGATAGCCCTCCGGACTCTTGGTATTCTTTGAGGTAGTCTGTCCCCTTCTTACCGCCTTCGGGTTCTGTGGATGCGGCTTCTTCGGTTGGTTCTGTTCCGGCATCTTTAGCTCCTTTAAATTTCTCTAACTCCATATAGGACTTAGCTATTTCTTCTGCTGATTTACCTGCAAACTTATCAGGCATTGTAAATTCCTCTACATCTGATGGTAGTGTTACCACCTCCTCAACATTCTCTTGTACACCAACTTCAGGTTCCTGTACCTCTGTACCTTGTTCCTGCGTCTCATCTGTTACTACTTCTTCCATTATGTCTCCTCTTTAATATTAGTCTTGTTTAGTCTTAGCTGTTGCTGCTGTTTTTTTAACTGGTGCTTTAGCTGCTTCTGCTTTAGCTTCTTGTTCTTTTAGGTAGTCTTCATATTCTTTTACGCT